GCAGCGTTGATGGCAGAAGTTGAAGCACTCAGAAAAAGCAACAGAGAAATCTTAGACGATTACAAAAAAGCAAAGGAAGCGGCGAAAGCTGTACCACCAGATGTTGATGTAGATGCTTTGATTGCTTATAAACAAAAAAAAGAGCAAGAAGAGCTAGAGGCAAAAGGCAGATATGATGAGGCGATTGCAAAACAGGCACAGCAGTATCGTGATGCTGAAGAGGCAAAGAACAAAAGAATCCAAGAGCTAGAAGCTAGGCAGAGACAGCTTGAAGTTGAAGCCCCAGCAGTAACAGCACTTGCTGATGTTGTACATGACCCTCAATATGTGCTATCTCGCATAAGCAAAGATCAGCTTGCAAGAGAGGCAGATGGAACAGTTGTTGTTGTTGATGGCTATAACAGAACTCCAGTTAAAGACTGGGCAATGACAAAAATGCCAGCATGGGTACAGAAGAACCCAAGACCACAGGGCGGTGGAGCAACGACAACTAAAGTTCAGACTGAAACAGTAGCTGCTGGTGAAAAGAACCCCTTTGCAAAGGAATC